ATGAGTGTTTTGTTGGTAAAGCTTTGATTCTTGAAACTCCTTATGGAAACATAGTCAAAAACTTTATTGATTCTGGTGTAAATGTTGGTGTATCATCAAGAGGTATGGGTTCTCTTGTACAGACCAAAGAGGGTTATAATTTAGTTCAAGATGATTTTCGTTTAGCAACAGCAGCTGATATTGTTGCCGATCCTTCGGCACCAGGTGCTTTTGTTAATGGAATTATGGAGAATAAAGAGTGGCTTTTTGTTGAAGGTCGTTTTGTGGAAGTTGATTTTGACAATGCAAAAAAACAAATACAAAAAGCATCTCGCAAAGACATAGAACGGGTTGCACTTAACCTGTTTGAAAATTACCTACGAAAACTTTAATTTTATAAATAGAAAATCATAAGGAGATTCCTAATGGCATCAAATAAACTTTTTGAGGCAGCCGCAGAAATTCTTGCAGGAAGCAAGAGTAAAGCCGGTGCCGATCCAATGCAAAAATTAGCTGGCGAAGTTCAAGATTTAGGTGGACCAACACCACAAAATTCTAAGCCAGACGATGATAGCAACAAAATACACGCAACACAAGGCGCTAAGTCTGCCGCTGCGCCAACAACAAAGCCTTCAGCTGCTTCCGCTAAAATGGAAGAAACTGAGTCTGAGGAAGAAATCATTGCTGAAAAAATGCATAATGATGAGTCTGAAGAAAAAGCGATGATGAAGAAAATGAAAATGAAAGAACAGATGAAAGAGGATGTTGACGCTCTCTTTGCTGACGATTCTACCATTTCAGAAGAATTTAAAGGCAAAGTTGCCACAATTTTTGAAGCTCGTGTTCTAGATCGTGTTTCTCAAATTGAAGAAGAAACTGAATCTCGTTACGCAGGTATGCTTGAAGAAGCTGTTGAATCAATCAAACAAGACCTGACAGAAAAAGTTGATGATTACCTATCATACATTGTTGAGCAATGGATGGAAGAAAATCAAATCGCTATTGAATCTGGTCTGCGTTCTGAAATGACTGAAGAATTTATTGCAGGTTTACGCAATTTGTTCGCAGATCATTACATTGATGTGCCAGCTGAAAAAGTTGATGTTATTGAGGAATTGGCAACCAAAGTTGAAGAACTTGAAAGTCAACTCAATGAAGAAATTGATCGTGGTGTTCAATTGAACAAAGCATTGGTTGAATCATATAAAACAGAATTGACCCGTGAAGTGTGTAGTGGTCTTACCGAAACTCAAGTTGAAAAAATTAAATCGCTCGCAGAGAGTGTTGTGTTTACCTCAGAAGATGAATACAAAGAAAAACTTGAAACAATCCGTGAGAACTATTTTCCATCTGGTGTTAAAAAAGCCAGTGTGAATCAACTTCACGAAGAAGTAACTGACGGCTCGGAAAAAAAGCAGGTCTCTGCTGATCCATATGTAGCCGCCGTAATGAATGCTATTTCTAAAACTAATAAAATTTAATTCTAAGGAGTATTAACAATGTATCTTTCAGAAGAACTACAAACAAAATGGGCTGGCGTTCTGGATCATCCAGAAATGTCAAAAATTTCTGACCCATACAAGCGTGCTGTAACAGCTGTTGTTCTTGAGAATCAAGCTCAAGAAATGCAAAAGTCTGGCATGTTGCAAGAAGCTGGTTCACCAACCAACTTTGCTGGTACAGGCGGTTTTAGTGGCGGCGCAGCTGCTGCAGGTCCTGTTGCCGGTTTTGATCCAATCCTAATCAGCTTGGTTCGCCGTTCGTTGCCTAATCTAATCGCTTATGATATCTGCGGCGTTCAGCCAATGACAGGTCCTACAGGTTTGATTTTCGCAATGCGTACTAAGTATGCTGGTCAAGGCGGTACAGAAGCATTCTTTAACGAAGCCAATACCGGTTTTGCTGGTGCTAACGGTGGTGGCGCTCAAGTAGCTCTTGCTGCTGGCGGTAGTTTGCCAACCGCAATGTTTACAGGCAACGCTGCTCCAATCGGCGCTATGACAACAGGTTCAGCCGAAGCTCTTGGCGACGGCGCTACTGGTAACACATTCCAAGAAATGGCGTTCACGATTGAGAAGGTTACTGTTACTGCAAAGACTCGTGCTTTGAAGGCAGAATACTCACTTGAATTGGCACAAGACTTGAAAGCAGTTCATGGTCTGGATGCAGAAACAGAATTGGCAAACATCTTGTCAACAGAAATTCTTGCTGAAATCAACCGTGAAGTTGTTCGTACAATTTATCAAACAGCTAAGTTGGGCGCACAAGTTGGTACTACTACTGCTGGTGCATTTGACCTTGACACCGATTCAAACGGTCGTTGGATGGTTGAGAAAATTAAAGGTTTGGCATTCCAGTTTGAGCGTGAAGCTAACACTATCGCCAAGACAACTCGTCGTGGAAAAGGTAATGTCCTCATCGTATCTTCTGATGTGGCATCTGCTCTTTCAATGGCTGGCATTCTTGACTATAACTCAGCATTGCAATCACAAGTTAACCTGACGGTTGATGACACTGGTAACACATTTGCTGGTACAATGTTTGGTCGTATCAAGGTTTATATTGATCCGTACTTTGCTACATCGTCAACTGCTGAGTTTGCAGTTGTTGGTTACAAAGGTACCAATGCATATGATGCTGGTCTGTTCTACTGCCCATACGTTCCTCTTCAGATGGTTCGTGCAGTTGATACAGGTACTTTCCAACCAAAGATTGGCTTCAAGACTCGTTACGGTCTGGTTGCTAACCCATTTGCAGAAGGTACAACGCAAGGTCTTGGCGCTTTGACCGCACAGTCAAACAACTACTACCGAGCATTTCGTATCAACAATTTAATGTGATACACAACCACTAACTTTATAATAACTATAAGGTGGATTAGAGGAGAATTTAGGTTCTCCTCTTTTTTTGATTTCGTTTACATAAGATTAATAAATTATAAATAGCTATATGATTAAACATAAACACCATATATTACCAAAACATGCTGGAGGTACAGATAATCCTTCAAATATAGTTTTATTATCTATAGAAGAACACGCAGAAGCTCATAAAAAATTATATGATCAACATGGCAGAAAAGAAGATAGGTGGGCTTGGTTAGGTTTATCTGGCCAAATAGGCAAAGATGAATTGTTGAGAGAAATTGCTATGTCTCAAAAAGGCAAAAAGAAACCTGAAGGATTTGGGTTAAAAATAAGTAAAGCTAATATTGGTAAAACTCACACAGAAGAATCTAAATTAAAAATGAGTTTAATTAAACGAGGTAAAAAACATAGTGATGAACATAAAGAAAAAATTAGATTAAGTCATATAGGCACCAAACAACCAGACTCACAAAAAGAAAAAGTATCTAAAGCTCTTGCTAAAAAGTATATTATAACTAATCCTATGGGTGATAAATTTGAGATATGCAATCTTCGTAAATATTGTAGAGACAATAATTTAGACCAAGGAAATATGTCTAGAAATAGAATTAAAAATTGGTCGTGTGAAAAACTAACATAAATATACACATGACAACAGTATACTCAAATCCAACTAATCCTAATTTTCTTCATCCAAATAAGTTTCAGTTAAACTTTGGAAGAACACCGAATGTCCAATATTTTGTCCAATCGGTTAGTGTTCCAGGCATTTCTTTATCTGAAATTCAACGCTCTACACCATTTGTTGATTTGTATTCACCCGGTGAAAAAGCAATTTATGATGTATTAAATGTTACCTTTCTTGTTGATGAAGAATTAAAAGCTTGGTTAGAAATACATGATTGGATTCGTGCGATGACTTTTCCTGAAAGCTTTGATGAATATAGAAGATTGCCTCAATTAAACAAGGTAGCTAATTCTCGTGGAGATTTGTCTCCTCAGTTTTCAGATGCATCATTATCTATACTATCTTCAGCTAATAATCCAATATACAAATTTAAATTTTATGATGTTTTTCCCACATCACTTTCCACTTTCGTAGTATCAACCGCTGATGGACCGGACAGTATCATTACTGCCGATGCTACATTCAGATATGCCTATTTTGATGTTGACAAACTGTTTTAAATAGTGTACACTCCTATTAGGAGGCTTTATAATGAATAAAACTGATGAATTATTAAATATGTGGGCTAAAGATTCTGTTATTGACAGAACAGAGCCAGGCAAAGAACTAATAAACATACCACAATTACACAGTAAGTATTTAACTATACTTTCTAAACATCGTCTATTGGCAAAAGAAGCCGATTTCAAATATAATAAAATCAAAAAAATTAAATGGGAATATTACACTGGTAAGTTAGATGATGATCAATTGAAACACTATGGTTGGGAACCTTTTCCGTTTGTATTGAAATCAGAGATCAATACCTATTTTGATAGTGATGAAGATTTGAATAAGGCTTTGGCCAATAAAATTATATACGAAGAAGTCGTTGAAATATGTCAAAGTATTCTTAAAGAATTAAATAGTAGGACTTTCCAGTTGAGGGATTTTATCCAATGGGAAAGGTTTATTCAAGGCGTTTGATGATTGATATTAGATTAGAAAAGGTTAACGAAGCCTTTATCAAAGTAATATCAGAAAGAAATGTAGCACAAGAACTTTCTGATTACTTTTGCTTTTTTGTTCCAGGTTACCAATATACTCCTGCATTTAAGGCAAGATATTGGGACGGGAAAATAAGATTACTTGATTTAAGAACCATGGAAATTTACCATGGATTGGTTCCTTATATTGAAAAGTTTTGTAAAGATAGAGATTACAAAATTGAGATTGACTCTGAGATAACAGTCACAGACAATTACTCTTTAAAAGAAGCCAACGACTTTATGCAGACACTTGGTTTGCCATTTGAACCCCGTGATTATCAATTAAAATCTTTTGTTCATGCAATTCGTAATAAAAGAATTTTACTTTTATCACCAACAGCTTCAGGTAAATCTTTAATATTATATTTGATATTAAGGTATATTCAGCAAACACAAAAAAAAGGATTGTTAATTGTTCCAACCACATCTTTGGTTGAACAAATGTATACGGATTTTAAGTCTTACGGTTATGATTCAGAACAACATTGTCATAGACAGTACGCTGGTAAAGATAAAGTTACTGACAAATTTCTGACAATTACAACTTGGCAATCCATATATAAAAATCCACCAGAATACTTTGAACAGTATGATTTTGTTCTTGGTGATGAAGCACATCAATTTAAAGCTAAATCATTAACAACCATTATGACTGGTACAACTAATACCAAATATCGTATAGGTTGCACTGGTACTTTAGATGGAAGTCAAACTCATCGCCTTGTACTAGAAGGGTTATTTGGGCCTGTGTATCAAGCAACATCTACTTCAGAATTAATGGATAAAAAACAGCTTGCATCATTTAAAATTAAATGCTTAGTGTTAAAGTATGATGAAACTGTTTGTAAACAATCTAAAGATTGGGACTATAATTCTGAGATAGAATATATAGTTAAGAGCAAACCAAGAAATGATTTTATTAAAAACTTGGTATTATCACTTAAAGGTAATACATTGGTATTGTTTCAACTTGTAGAAAAACATGGTAAAGATTTACATGCCCTCATTAAAGAACACGCAAAAAATAGGCATGTGTTTTTTGTTTTTGGTGGTACTGAAGTTGAGGTTCGGGAATCAGTTCGTGCAATTACTGAAAAGGAAAAAGATGCTATTATAGTAGCTAGTTACGGAACTTTTTCTACAGGGATAAATATTCGTAACCTACATAATATTATATTTGCAAGCCCATCTAAATCTAAAATTCGTAATCTTCAATCAATAGGCCGAGGATTAAGATTAGGTGATGATAAAGAAGAAGCAGTTTTGTTTGATATATCTGATGACTTTAGAATTGGTAAACACACAAATTATACATTAAAACATCTTATTGAAAGATTGAAATTATATGATGATGAAAAATTTAGCTACAAGCTATATAACATAGAGATTAAAAATGGATAACATTAAAATAGTTAGATTACAAAATGGTGAAGATATCATTGCTAATTATCAAGAAGATGAAGGCGAAGGTACAGTATTGTTAACTAACCCTATGTCATTGATGTTTAAACGATTACCAACCGGTAAAGCTGTCATGTTAATGTGTCCTTGGTTACCACTAGAATTGATAGACAATGTTTCTGCCAAGTTATTTGTTCAAGACATATTATCGGTATTCCAACCTAGAGAAAAGATTATAGGGCACTATAATAATACCGTAAATGATGTAACCCAAGACATGCTTCTATCATATGACGATGATGTAGAAAACTTTGAAGGAGATGGAGAAGAAGATGAAGAGGACATTGAAGAAGCCTTAGAAGAACTTTCAACCATCCAATCTCTTAGGAAATACTTACATTAATATATTCAAACAACAACACCGCCATGATATCACATGTCAAGTGGTGTTTACGGTAATGATGCTAAAGTATTCCTAATAAGCTTGCTTTATTGAGGAAAGGTGATATAATAATACTATGTTAGAATTTAATGATGAAAATTTAAAAGTGGTATCTGAGTTGATTCGCAAGAATCTTACACCAGATTTAATTGCTAAGAAATGGCGAGAACGCAACTCTCGCAATCCAACCTTTGGTCATTGCCATACCGCAGCCGGTTGTTTGTATAAAATCTTTGGTCCCAAAGCAATGCACATGCACCGAGGTTTTGATGGAGAAATCTATCACTGGTGGATAGTTGACAGAAACGGCAACATCATTGACTTAACATCGGAACAATACACAAGTATTGGTAAAGTACCACCATATGAACATGGTGAGAAATCGGGTATGTTGGGTTTTGGTTATAAGACAAGAGTTTTAGTATTATTAGACAAAGTAACAAGTGAATTAAATATTACCAAATAAAGCTTGACAAATACCGTGTGATAGTGTATTATGTTGAACTGACTTATATAATAGGAATTTTATGATTGACATTCTTTTTGTGCATCCAAATGCATCTGAGGTCATATACCAAGGCCTTGCGAAAAACAATGCAGCAATTGAACCACCTATATGGGCAGCAATGTTGGCCAATAGTGTGCGAAGTAAAGGATTCAGGCCAGAAATTCTTGATGCAGAGGTTGAAGGTTTAGATTATCTTTCAGCTGCTAAAAGAATTACTGAATACAAAGCTAAAGTTGTTTGTTTTGTTGTATATGGCCAACAACCATCCGCATCTTCTCAAAACATGGAAGGCGCTACTGCAACGGCAAGAGAATTAAAAAACCTTGAACCGAATACTTTTGTATTGTTTGTTGGCGGGCATGTTGCTGCATTGCCAGTTGAAACACTTGAAAAAGAAAGATTCATTGATGCCGTTTGTCAAAATGAAGGCGTATATACAATTCAAAATTTGTTAAAACTATCTTCATTTGACGAACACAACTTAAAGAAAATTGATGGGTTGGTTTTTAGAACAAGCGATAATCAAATTTGTTTAAATCCACCTTCTGAAATTGTTCCCAGAAGTTCTCTTGATGTTGAATTACCTGGAATGGCATGGGATTTATTACCGCCACTTTCTAGATATAGAACAGCTGGATGGCATTCTTGGACAAACGATACTGAAAAACAACCATTCGCTGCACTTTATACCAGCCTTGGATGTCCGTACAAATGTTCATTTTGTATGATTAACATTATCAATAGAACAAAACAAGGTTCAAATGTCTCATCAGAAGATAGTAACACTTTCCGTTGGTGGTCTCCTGAATTCATTATTAAACAGTTTGATTACATTGCTGAACAAGGTGTTAAGAATGTAAAGATTGCTGATGAACTATTTGTGTTAAATCCAAGACACTTTGAAGCTATTTGTGATTTGATTATTGAAAGAGGATATGACTTTAACATTTGGGCATATTCAAGAGTTGATACATGTAAACCAAAGCATCTAGAAAAACTTGCAAAGGCCGGAGTAAATTGGTTGGGTCTAGGTATTGAAAACCCAAACAATGACCTACGAAAAGAAATTCATAAAGAAGGATTTCAAGAGGTTAGAATTTTAGATTTATTTAAAGTTATTCGTGAAGCTGGTATCAACATTGCAGGTAATTACATATTTGGTTTGCCATTTGATACACAAGAATCAATGCAAGCAACACTTGATTTTGCATTAGAAAATCCAACGGAAATGACTAATATGTATTCTGCCATGGCATATCCTGGTAGTCCTTTACACAATCAAGCTAGATTATTTAACATAGATTTACCAAAAACATATTCAGGTTATAGTCAACATTCATATGATACTCTGAATTTGGCAAGTGAGAACTTAACAGCCGCACAAATTTTATCCTTTAGGGATTATGCATGGGACATTTATCATTCAAATGAAAATTATCTAAACATGGTTAAAACAAAATTTGGTGATAAAGCCGTTAACGAATTAAATGAAACCCGAAAGATTAAACTCAAAAGAAAATTATTGGAGACAGAATGATAAAAATTGCAGATTATATAATTAATAAATTGGCCGATGAAGGCATTGATAAGATGTTTGTTGTCTATGGTGCTGCAAACGGTGATCTTATTGATGCTTTCACCCGAACAGAAAAAACTTCTTATGTTGCTGTAATGCACGAGCAGGCTGGTGGTTTTGCAGCTGAAGCTTATGCAAAAACATCAGGTAAGATTGGTGTCTCTATTGCAACAAGTGGTCCTGGCGGTATGAACTTTGTTACACCAATTGGTAACTGTTTTTATGATTCTGTTCCTGCAATTTTCATTACAGGTCAAATCAACAGTAAGTTTTTGAGGCCTGATGAATCATTGCGTCAGATTGGTTTTCAAGAAACGGATATTGTTTCAATTGTTAAACCAATTACAAAATATGCTAAGATGCTTGTTGATCCTAATACAGTTAAGTATGAAATTGAAAAAGCAATTCATCTAGCTAAATCTGGAAGACCAGGTCCTGTTCTTCTTGATGTGCCTCTTGATCTACAAAAGAAATTAATTGATCCAGAAAAACAAATTGGATTTGATGTAGGCATCCACACTACAGAGTACGATGAAAAAAGAATTAAATCTTTAGTGTTAGAATTATTGGCAGATTTAAAGAAATCAACTAGACCAGTTATTTTAGTTGGTGGTGGAGTAAAAAATGCACAAGCTATTCCTTTACTACAAGAAGTTTCTAAATTGTTGCAAGTGCCTACATTTCCAACATGGAATGCATTAGATATTGTTACTAGTGACCTAGAAACATATTGTGGTCGTGTTGGTACATATGGTGGTGCAGGAAGAAACTTCGCTATTCAAAATAGTGATCTGTTAATTTCTGTGGCATCAAGAATTTCAGGCCGTATTACAGGAGGTAATGTATCTTCTTTT